ATTTATAATTTATGGATAACGTACACATTTTAAGTTTAAGCGCTTATAATTCTCCAACTATAACTGAATCTAAAAACAAAGAGTTCGTTGAATACGGCGTAGATAACAACTATTTTCAATACCTTATTGATAGATTTTTGTATTCAAATACAAATCACGCTATTATAACAGGTGTTGCTAATATGATTTATGGAAAAGGAATCGATGCTACTGATTCAAATCGTAAGCCAAACGAGTATGCACAAATGATGTCTATTGTAAAAAAGGATTGTTTGCGTAAAGTTGCTTTAGAACGTAAGTTACTTGGAATGGCTGCAATGCAGGTTATTTACTTCAATGGTAAAGTTAAATCAGTTGAACATTTTCCAATGCACACGTTAAGAGCAGAAAAATGTAACGACAAAGGCGAAATTGAAGCTTGGTTTTATCACCCTGATTGGGCAAAATATAAAAATGGTGATGTATTAAAACGCATACCTGCTTTTAAATTTGGTAACGGAAAAGAAGTTGAATTATACGTTATTAAACCATACGTTTCGGGTTATCATTATTATACTCCAATAGATTATTCGGGTGCTTTACCTTACGCAACTTTAGAGCAAGAGATTTCCGATTACTTGATTAACGACGTTATGAATGGTTTTAGCGGTACTAAAGTAATTAACTTTAACAATAACATACCACCTGAAGAAAAGCGTCAAGAAGTAGCAAACGAAGTTAAACGTAAATTAACAGGAAGCAAAGGCGACAAGGTAATTGTATCTTTTAACGCAAGTGCAGAAAACAAAACTACAGTTGACGATATTCCATTAAACGAAGCTCCTGCACATTATCAGTATTTAAGTACTGAATGTTTTGAGAAGTTAATTGTAGGACATAGAGTTACTTCACCAATGCTTTTAGGTATTCGTGACACAGGTGGCGGTTTAGGTAACAATGCAGATGAAATAGAAACTGCAACACGTTTATTTGACAATATTGTTATTAGACCATATCAATTAGAAATCATTGAAGCGTTAGATGAAATATTAGCAGTAAACGGAATCGCTTTAAACCTATATTTTAAGACAATACAACCACTTGATTTTATAGATGTAAATACACTTAACGCGGAAACGAACGAAGAAGAAACAGGCGTTAAAATGGCTTCACACGAGGTATGTTGTTCAAGCGACAATACTTTAGACGATGAAGTAGCAAATGACTTAATAGATTTAGGAGAAACACCTAACGAAAAATGGTTGTTGATTGACGAAAGCGAAGTAGATTACGATGCGGACGATGCAGAAAATGAATTATTAAATAAAGAAACAAAGCAAAGTTTATTAAGCAAAGTTTACAATTTTGTAAGTACCGGTTCTGCAAGACCAAACGCTAAAAGTGAGCAAGACGAAAACATTGACGGAATACGTTTTATAACACGTTACGTTTATGCGGGTGAAACAAATGCTAAAAGTAGATTGTTTTGCAAAAAGATGACTGAAGCTGATAAGATTTATCGTAAAGAAGATATTATAAGAATGTCGGAACAAGCGGTTAACAAAGGTTGGGGACCACGTGGAGCTGATACCTATTCAATATGGTTATACAAAGGCGGTGGTGCTTGTCACCATAGATGGAACAAACAAGTTTATGCAAGTTTTGAAGGTGTAAACATTGATGTTAATTCACCTAAAGCAAGAATAATAGCAGGTGCAAAAGCTGAAGCATACGGATATACAATTAAGAACGCTGCTTTAGTTTCACAAAGACCAATAGATATGCCTAACAAAGGATTTTTACCTAAAAACAATTAGAAAATGGCTTACGCATTATTAATAAGTACTGAAGATGTAAAGAAGTTTAGCATACTAAATGGAAATTTAGATGTCGATGATTTTATCCAATATTTAAAAATAGCACAAGATATTACAATCCAAAACTATTTAGGAACTGATTTATACAACAAGTTTCAAGCGTTAATTATCAGCGGTGATATTAGTTTAAACGCTAATTTAAAGTATAAGAACTTGCTTACTGATTACATTAAACCGATGTTAATTCATTTTGCTATGGTTCAATACTTGCCTTTTGCTGCTTATACAATAGCTAACAAAGGAGTATTTAAACACACTTCGGAAAACGCTACAAGTGTAGAGAAAAACGAAATAGATTACTTGGTAGAAAAAGAGCGTGATATTGCACAACACTATACGCAACGTTTTATTGATTATATGTGTTTTAACAATGCAACTTTCCCTGAGTACAATTCAAACTCAAACGGGGATATGTACCCTGATACAGATAACTTTTTTGGTAGTTGGGTTTTGTAGATGAAAAAAAGAAAAAAGGTAGGTACTTATAATAAACCTAAAGAAGAAAACAAAAAGAAGTTAGAATTATTTTTAACAAAAAAAGAAAATGGCAAATAACATAGATTGGGGACAAGGCGTTAACAACAACGATATATATTGGGGACAAGGTGCTATCACAAATGATATAAGTTGGGGTTCTGCTTATTCTGTAAGTTGGTCAGGTGAAACTGAAATATTAGGTGACGAATACGATTATGTAGTAGATTTTATAGCGAGAGTTACTGCTGATAGTGGTACGTTTGAGGCAAAACAATGTTTAATTAATTTAATAGAAAATATATGAGTTTATTTGATAGTGCTTCTGTTGTTATTACGCCATCGGGGTATAAGGAAGACAAACTTTATTCGATAAAACCTACTGATGGGAGTGGAGATTTGGTAGTAACAAGAGCAACTACTGCTACGAGAGTTAATAGTGCAGGACTTATTGAGGTTACGCCTTATAATTTATTGACTTATTCGCAAGAGTTTAATGATGCAAGTTGGGGAAAAATAAATTCATCTATAACCGCAAATGCTACTACTGCTCCCGATGGTACTTTAACTGCCGATAAATTAGTGGAAAATAGTAGTAATGCTAATCATCTTGTACAGAAAACTGTTTCTGCTACTGATTCAGTTTATACGTTTTCAGTTTTTGCTAAAAAATCAGAGCGTAATTGGGTAGTTTTACGTTCTGTAAATGCATCTTTACAAAACGTTAAAGCGTGGTTTAACATTGATGCAGGCACTATCGGTACTTTAGAAAATGGAGCTACTGCAAATATAACAAATGTAGGTAATGGATGGTATAAATTAGAAATGACTATCCCATCGTTTTCTACAGGTTTTGAATTTAGAGTAAGTACTTCAACAGGTAATAATGTAGACAGCTATACAGGAGATGGTACTTCAGGTTTATTTATTTGGGGAGCTCAATTAGTACAAGGTACTTCAGCAAAAGAATACTTCCCTACAACTGATAGATTAAACGTACCTCGTATTGATTACACTAATGGAAGTTGTCCGAGTATATTGGTAGAGCCACAGAGAACGAATAAATATCCTTATTCAGAACAATTTGATAATGTATTTTGGTTAAAAAATAATTTAACCGTTACAGCAAATAACACTACTGCCCCTGATGGTAATAATACAGCAGATAAAATACAAGATACAATAGGTACAAACATTGACCATATATTTAATTATTTAATGTCTTTTACTTCAGGTACAGCTTATACTGCGTCTTTTTATGTTAAAAATGTAGATATAAATTATTTCTGTATTAAGTTTATGACTAATGCTTTTGGATCAATTAAAGACGTAATTTTTAATATTCAAAACGGAACTGTTACAAGACAAGATTCAGGCATTACTGCATCAGTTGTAAATATGGGTAACGGATGGTACCGATGTATAGCTACTGCTACTGCTACAGTTACAACAAGTACTCTTTATGGTTTATATGTTGGTATTACAAATAGTCCTACAAGCACAGCATATACAAGTACAAGTATAAAAAGTGCGTATTTATGGGGTGCTCAATTAGAGGCAGGAAGTTATCCTACTTCATATATTCCTACAGTAGCAAGTTCAGTTACTCGTAACGCTGATGTTATTTCTAAAACAGGAATAAGTAGTTTAATAGGGCAAACAGAGGGAACTATTTTTGTTGAGGAAATTTACGATGCAAATGTAGCAAATGTTGGCGGTGTAGATGATACTTTAGTTAGTTTATCAGATGGAACTACAAATAATTTAATTTCAATATTTCACTATGGTAATATTGGCGGTGGAGTAGATAGAAAAGTATTATTTTTTATTCGTTTAAGCAACGTTAATCAAGCGGCTTTTTATAGTTCATCTTTACCTTCGGGAACTTATAAAATAGCTATGGCATATAAAAATAACGATGTAGCATTTTATATAAATGGAGTTCAACTTGGAACAGATACAAGTGCAACAATTCCTGCTACTTCTGCTTTAACTTTAGTAGATCCTGTTACTGTACTTGCAGCAACTAAAACAGTAAATTTTAAAAATATTGCACTTTTCAAAACACGTTTAAGTAATACTGAGTTAGCAACTTTAACAACTATATAATGAATATCTATAAATTAAAATACACAGACAAAGAAACTGCAATAGCTGATTTATTAGTAAAGAAAGTTTATGTAGAAGTAGAAAACCTTGATAAAGAAATTATCTTATCTTACGGGCAAGGTATTCAAGCAATAGTAGAGATAGGTTTAATAGTTTTAGAAAACGGAACTTATGATAGTGACTTTAACGAAATAACTGCACCTGTTTACGCTGATGGTTACCATTACGATGTTATGAGCGAAAACGAAATTGTGTTTGATAATGCTATTGAGGTTAAGAATCCTAAACATACTTTTGCCGGTTATGAAGTTGTTAGCGATTTGATATATCCTTTTGATAAAATAATCAATGAGTAGTAAAGAAAAAATAGATTTATTCCTTAACAAGTGGGTAAGTCGTAAATTAACAGTTTTTGTTGTAGCATCTGCAGGTTTATTTTCAGGAGTTATAACTTCTACTGATTGGGTTATTATTGGAACTTCTTACATTACTATTGAAGGAGTTACAAATATTGTTGAACGTTTAATGAAAGCCAAAAATGTCACTTAACGATTTGAAACTATACGGACTTAACTCACTTGCGATGGCAATTAGCTTTTCTAATGTAGAATCTACGCTAAAAATATTCTTATTGTGTGTATCTATAATTTATACAATAATGAAAACTATTGAATTAATGAAAAAGAAAAATGATGAGAGAGATTAAATACATAGTTATTCATTGTACTGCTTCGCAACCAAATACAAAAAAAGAAGCCATTATAAATTATTGGAAAAATACTTTAAAATGGAAAACTGTAGGTTATCATCGTTTAATTGATGCAAATGGTGTTATTCACGAATTGGCTAAATACGAACAAGTAACAAATGGTGTTAAAGGTTACAATTCTGAATCAATACATTTTAGTTACATTGGTGGAATAGATGAATCAGGTAGACCAAAAGACACACGTACAATTAAACAAAAAGAAAGTTTATTGTATTTAGTTAAACAAGCTAAAAAACAATTTCCTAACGCTATTGTTCAAGGTCATAAAGACTTCAAAGGCGTAGCTAAAGCGTGTCCAAGTTTTGATGCTAAAAGCGAATATAAAGACATTTAAGACACTTTTATATGAAAATAGTATATTTACTTATCTTATTAATTTTAACGTCTTGTGGAGTAGTTAAAAAGAGTTCTGAAGAATCAGTTGTAAAGGATAATAGTACAACTGAAATTGATGCAACAAAATACTCTAATAGTTATACGCTTGAACCTGTAGATTTAGACAAACCTATTTTAATAGGAAAAGACACTATTTATAACACAAGGGTTATTTATAATAACACAAAAGAAATAGTTAAAGAAAAACAAGCTAATAATATTGAATTTAAAGAAGAAAAAAAAACTAAAGAAGTAGATTATTCGGAAACTATAAAAATACTTGCTAATCGCTTAATAATAGTTTTAGTTATATTATTTGTTTTATCTGCAGTTTTAAAGAAATTTACTTTTTAAAAATAGTTATTTAAATACAAAAGAAAGAAAAGAAAAAAGAGTAAAAAAGAAAAGAAAGAAAAAGCTCCCTTAAGAAAAACAAATTTTCAATATTTTACCTGTTCCAAGCATCGTCCGTATTTATTAGGTTATGCAAGTCTTCAACGCATTGGTTAATTATTATACGCAAAACTACACAAAAAGTTACAATCAAAAAACAAAAGTTATTTACATAAATGTTAATAGCTATCTTTTATATTTGTATCAATGAAAGTCAAACGTTCAACTTTAGTAAAGAATTTAGATACTGTATTTTCGCAGTATATACGTTTGCGTTATGCTAAAAATGAAATAGCTGAATGTTATACTTGTGGTAAACAAGACCATTACAAAAAGCAACAAGCAGGTCATTTCGCATCACGTAGGCATTATTCAACACGATGGAACGAATATAACGTACAAGTTCAATGTTATGGCTGCAATATCGGAAATCAGGGTTTGCAGTTTGAGTTTGGCAAAAGATTAAATAAAGAATTTGGTAATGATTTTGCAGAACAGTTATTAATTGAATCTAAAAAGACAGTTAAATTATCTGATAATGATTTGCAAGATATGATTATTTACTACAAAGATAAATTAAAAGAATTTCTATAAATTACATTATAATTTCTGATTGTTTTCTAATTGTTTGAAGAAGGAGTAGTTTAGCGACTACTCTTTTTTTTTGTTAAAGTTTTGTTAAAGTTTATTTTTGTATTAAAATTCTTTATATATTTGCTTCATAATTAAAAACAATTACAAATGAAAGATTTAATCGACTACCAAAGATTCCAAGTTGAAGCATTACAAAAACGTATTTGCGAACTTGAAACAAAATTAAACGACGTTAAAGCACATATATTTGAATTATGTGACGAAGATTGCCCAAACGAGTACAAAACAATTATTAAACAAAAAACTTACGAATTATGAAAAATTTAACATTAAACGAAAAGTTATCTAAAATTCAAGTAGAATTTAAAGCTAACAAATCAAAGTTTAATTCTTTTGGAAAATATAACTTCCGTTCTGCTGAAGATATATTAGAAGCGTTAAAACCTTACAACGAAAAATACGGAGTATCTTTTACTATTAACGAAAGTTTAATTTGTGAAAACCCACCTGTATTGAAATCAACTGCAAGTATTATTGACAATAACGGAATTAACGTTATAAAAGCTATTGCAATAGTAGGAGTAGATTTACAACAGAAAGGAATGCAAGTACCTCAGCAATATGGTTCTGCTTCTTCTTATGGTAAAAAATACGCATTGGGTAACTTACTTTTAATTGACGACACGCAAGATGCTGATGCAACTAATACACACGGACGAGATAACGCAAAAAGTGCGACAACTGAAGATGAGCAAAAATGGTTAAATGTTAACACACCTGAATTTACAAAAGCTATTGAATATTTAAAAAGCGGTGGAACTATTGAAGTTATCGAAAAAAAGTATAAATTAGCAGCCAAAACAAAACAAGAACTTTTAAAAGTTAAATAAAGCTGAATAGCCGACAACAGTAAAAAAAGGTAGGCAAAGTAAAATTATATATTATGAGTTCAATTATCAATTTAAGCATTAGAGTTGACAAACTACCTAAAGAAAAGTTTGTAATGGGTAAAGATGGAGCAGTATATTACAACTGTACTTTAAACATTAACGATGAAGCTAACCAATGGGGTCAAAACGTATCGTTAACTGATTCACAAACTAAAGAAGAACGTGATGCTAAAAAACAAAAGAACTATCTCGGAAATGGTTCAGTTGTTTGGACTGATGGAAACATTAAAGCAGTTAAAAAAGAAGGACAACCTGCAACGATCGGAGCAGTAGAAGTGGATTTACCATTCTAAATTAATTGGGTAGTGTAAAAGCTACCCTTTTTAAATTAAACAATTATGGAAATAACAGATAAGATAACAATAACTAATGAGGACAATATGCTTTTAATGGCTCGTTATCCTGATAACTATTTTGATTTAGCTATAGTAGATCCTCCATATGGTATTAATGCTGCAAAAGAAAAGTTTACACCTAAAAACAAAACTTGGAATGGAAAAAAGAAAGTAGGATATAAGTCAAAGGATTGGGATTTATCTATACCTAATGATGAATATTTTGAAGAACTTTTTAGAGTATCTAAAAATCAAATCATATGGGGTGGCAATTATTTTGGTTTAATTGGTGGTTATATTTTTTGGGATAAAAAGGAAACAATGCCAACTTATACACAAGGTGAATTAGCATATTGTTCTATAATAAATAAAATAGATAAATTTGAATTTCTTTGGAGTGGATACAAAAAACAAGAACAAGAAACAAGAGTACACCCAACACAAAAACCTGTTGGTCTTTACAAATGGATTTTAGATAAATACGCTAAAGAAGGTGATAAAATACTCGATACACATTTAGGTTCAGGTTCAATAGCAATAGCAGCACACGATTATAATTTTGAACTTACCGCTTGTGAACTTGATAAAGAATACTACGACAAAGCAATACAAAGAATTAAAAACCACGTATCACAACAAAAGTTATTTTAAATGACAGAACAAGAAACGATCAATAGAATGATGATGCAAGTGCTCGAAGAAGATTGCTACATTAACCCTGAAAAAGAAATAGAATATCCAATACCTGCTTTATCTTTTGGTGAAAAAGAATACGAAACAAAAGATGGTTATAAAACATATCCAATTCCTATAGGAACTTATGGTAACTTTAGTTTTATTCAAGCACCACCTAAATCAAAAAAAACGTTCTTTATATCGCTTTTAAGCGCAGTTTATATGAAAAACGAGTTACAGGGCTTTGGCGGTAAATTAAGAGGTAACAGACAAGATAAACACGTTATACATTTTGACACCGAACAAGGAAACTTTCACGCTTCAATGGTTTTTAAAAGACCATTACAAATGACAGGTTTAAAAGATGATAAATACCATACTTACGCATTAAGGCAATTAGGATTCAAAGAACGAGTTTTATTTATTGAATATATACTTTATGATAAATTAGAAGGTCAAGATATTGGTTTGGTTATTATTGATGGGATTGCAGATTTATGTTCCGATGTTAATAGTATAGAACAAGCAAGTGAAGTAGCACAACATTTAATGCGTTGGTCAAAAGAATTGAATTGTCACATAGTTACTGTTATTCACTCAAACTTTGGAACTGATAAACCAACAGGACATTTAGGTTCGTTCTTGGAAAAGAAAGCAGAAACACAAATACAATTAGAACTAAACACAGTAAATAAAGAACTTGTTAAAGTAAGTTGCAAAAGAAGTAGAAACGCAAGTTTTGAAGATTTTAATTTTAAAGTAAACAATTTTGGTTTACCGCAAGTTGAAGGTGATTTATATGATATACTAAAAGATATAAAAATATGATAGTATTAAGTTTATTTAATGGAATGAATACAGGCAGACAAGCATTGGAGAATGTCGGTATTAAAGTAGATAAATATTATTCGAGCGAAATTAAACCTTACGCTATTGAATTAACACAATATCATTTTCCTGATACTATACAAGTTGGTGATGTAACCAAATGGAGAGAATGGGATATTGATTGGAAAAGTATTGATTTAGTTTTAAGTGGTTCACCTTGTCAAGATTTATCTGCAGCAGGTAAAAGAGCAGGAATAAATGGCAGTAAAAGTAGTTTGTTTTTTACTTTTATTGAAATATTAGAACACATAAAATTTTTAAATCCAAATGTATTATTTCTTCAGGAAAACGTAGGTAGTGCTTCTAAATTGGACGTAGGAATTATGAGTAGAGCATTAGGAGTTTATCCTGTTAGAATTAATAGTAGTTTAGTTGTTGCTGCATTGCGTGATAGATATTATTGGACAAACATAAGAACAAAACAAACAATGTTTGATACTGTTGTTGATATTCCGCAACCAACTGATAGAAAAATAATGTTTAAAGATATTTTAACTGATGGATATACAGATAGAAAAAAAGCTTGTAGTTTATTGGCTTCTGACTATAAACATTTAATTAATGATGAAAAAAAGCAAGAAATTTATATAAATAGTAGATTAAAAAAAGGTAAACAAATACCAAATATTATTTATGTTGAAAATAATGAATTAAGAGTAAAAACAAATACTGTAAAAGGTTATGATGTCGTTACTGAAAATGATTGTTTAAATCTTGCATTTCCAACATCAACAACAAGACGAGGTAGAGTTACAAAAGGAAAAGCACCTTGTTTGCTTCAAGGAAACGATCCTTTATATGCTTACGATGGTATAAAATTAAGAACATTAAATAAAATTGAGTTATGTCGTTTACAGGGTTTTCCTGATGATTACTGCGATATTATAACAAGAAATAAAGCAGCTTCATTACTTGGTGATGGATGGACTTTACCTATAATAGAGCATATTTTTAGCTTTATAAATAAATGTTAATAACTTATTAATAAATTTGAACAATGGAAAACTTGACAATTAAAAATCATTTACAGGAATTAAAAATAAGCACATCAAGAATGTTAGTTTACAATTCCGATAATAGCGAGTTGTTATCTTACTTTAAAGACGTTGTATTTAAAATAGATATGATAGAACAATTATTGCAGGTTGATTCTATTATTGATTGGAACGCTATTGAAGGTGCTTACAAATCAATTCTAAATTTAGATAGTGAATTAACAAACGTTGAAATAAATATTGCTTTAAAACCGGCAAAAGAAAAAAAGGTTGGAAAAATAACTGCTAAACTAT